TTCAATAGTAGGCTCATTGCAAGGTATTCCGATTAAAAATATTGGTTTTGCTTCCATAATTATTTTATTTTAAATTTTCAACTGTTTTCTTACGCAATAAATATTCGCTCCAAAATAAAAAGTATTTCGTATCGTATGTAAATATAACTTGCGGACTAACCGCCTCAAAGATAGCACAAAGATACACCATTTCGGTATACCCGCCGTATGTTAGTGAAAAGTTTTCACGCTCCATACTTCCTTGCGTTATTTCGCTTGTGTTGGCGAACTGCGGTGGGGTATATATCCACGGAAAACTAGCTTTGACTTCATCGGCTTCTTGAATATACAAAGCAACTGCGTAACGCTGGACGTACTCTGGAATTGTCAAAAAACAAAGGCGTGGCGTTACGGTCGCTTTTATGAATGCTTTATCGTCTTGATCTTTTATAAATGTTTCTAGGTCTATAAACCTGCCCACATTTTTAAATGTTACGTCAATTTTATAAAAGATTTTGATAATCAAAAATAACTTTAAGCTTTTCAATGTTTGTTTCTTCATCGCCAAATAATTCTTTTAAAGTTTCTTTTTTCTTGACTTCCTTTTTGTCTAGCTTGCGGTATTGAGTTTTTAAATACGGAAAAAATCTGCGAAGGTGTATTTTTTTGTCTGTCATGATAAAAGATATTTAAATAAAAAATAATAAAATATTAAGCCCCCAATAATGTATAAAAAATTAAAGTCGCTGTTTGGTTCTTTTGGATAACTCATAATTTCTCTATTAATTTTAATACTGCTTTTGCGCTTAGCATTATTCTTTTTTTTTCTTTATCAACTATTAAGTTAATTACTATAATTCCATCAATTACTTTTGCATCAATTATTTCGTCTTTCATAATGGCATTGGTGTTTTTCTTTGTGTATAAATAAAATAACCGCCTGCTTCGGTTATGTGGTCAAATCCTGTGGTTTTGTCTGGCTCTCCGTTTTTGTAAGTTTGTCGTTCTAACGCTTCGGAATAAACGGGGCAGTTGTTAGTATTAACAAAAGATAATCGTTCGCCTTTTGCATTCTTAAATGCGGCATTAACCGCATTAACTCTATCTTTTACGAATGGATTTTTAGATTGCTTTCTGATTGTAAAACCCGCTTCCCGCAATACGACAATATCACTTTTACCGCTTGACTTTCGATTGTCGCCGCTCGCATCAGGATAGATAACAATTGAGTGATTTGGGTGCTTTTGTTTGATTATTTCCACCATTTCAAAAGTATCATAAGCATTTACTATTTCAGCCACTGCTGTTTTAATATTGCCATCAATTACGTGGACCACTGCATTCATTTTAGTAATGTTAAAATCCATTCCAATATGTAAAACATCGTTTGGTTGTATTTCTCGAATAGAATTATTTTCTACTCTGTCAAAGTGGTGGTAAACATTCCCGCTTGTTAGGTTTACAAATTCGCCATTTAGGTAGGCTTCGAGTTGTTGCGGTGTGTAAATGTCTGAAAGAGTTTCAATATATTCTTCTGGTATAAATGGATTGTCAAATGTTTTGCCTTTAATCATTTTTCTGTTTGCCTTTGTTTTGGTTACAAAGAACTCGTACGCCCACTTAAAACCCTCTGGAGTTCCAACTACATCAGTTTTGTTTTTGTCTCCATTAGGAAGTTGGCATCTATTACGTGCAATTATCTTAACAAAAACATCTGTCATTGCATCTTTTGAAAGTATATCTGTCTCGTCTATTAGCGAATAACCAACCTCATAACCTACGATGCGTTCAGGGTTCGACATTGAACGCAAAATGATTTTTCCGTACTTAGTGTTAAAGAAGTGTTTTGATTGGTTCAAAACGTACGGTATATTCATATTCGTCAAAAGTTCGGCAAATTTTGGTATCGCAACATCTTCGATAAGTCCATACGTTGGTAAATAGTAAGCGACTGGAATGCTTGGATATTTCAACTTCATTAGAGTAGTTTTTAAAACTCCCGCAAATGATTTGCCCGAACCGTAACCGCCAATTAATCCAGTGTGGGTTGCGTTACTTTCGACAAATGCAAGTTGATGTTTTAAAATGTCTACTCCTACTCTCATTTTTTAGAAATTACGTTAAAGTCAATTCCAGTTAATGCAACACCGCCCGATGTAAAGTCAACGGTATCTCCGTATTTTTTAGGGTTTAATTTAGATGCTACCCATTTGCGAGCGTCAATTCTTATTCTTGACCGTGCGACAAATTCGGAATCCATAACCTCTTCGCCATTTTCAAGTACTTTTTTGTCTCCATAAGAAGCGTCTGCTATTTGAATTATTTCGTCAAAGATTGCGTCGCCTCTAACTTCGCACGCCTGCGCGTATTGTTTTGATTTTAATTCGTTAGATTCTAACCAACGGTAAAAGGTTTGAGTACTTGGCATGTCTGAATCTTTTAAAATAGTTCTCAATGCTTCGCCGTCCTCAATCCTTTGAATGATTAAACTAAAAATAGTTTCAATTTGTTCTTCTTGGTATGCCATAATAATTAAAAATTCTGCATTCTTAACCATAAATTCATTCTGTAAGTTCTCATACTTTTTAGCTGTAAAACCATTAGATTTTGGTCTAATGTTGAGTCTTTTTTTAAATCAAAACATTCAATTTTCAAAACTAAATCATTTATTTTTTTGGTTATTTTTTTTGCATCTTTAATAACTTTTTTTTGCTCTTTTGTAAATTTATTCTTCATAATTAATTGCATTTTACAATTCTTCTACTTACATATCCTGGCTCGTAAAACTCAAATAACAATTTACCGTTGTCTTTACAATCATCGCCGTAATAGTAAGTTTCCCCGTTGGGTACATTGTTAACCGTTGTAATCGCATTACAATCACATTCCGTCTTTGTATCTTCTGCTGTACAGCTACTTAAAGCAATTGCACAAATCAATAATAGTTTTTTCATAATATAATAATTAATATTGCAACAATAGCAAAGATAGCTATAATAATTGTATGATGCTTGTCTTTTTCATGCAAGTCTGCCCAATATTCGTGACCCTCTGTGGTTTTTTTCCAATGAAACGCCCACTGCAAGTTATCAGTTTCTTTTTCGCAAGGATAACTATCTGAATTTCTCTGATAATCTAACGCCTTTTTTTTAATCTTTGGAGGTAGTTCTGATATTTTCATAACTTTTTTTTTAACTAAATTTTCATTATTTAAAGTTTTTAATTTAAGCAAATATAGTGAATTATTTTTTTACAGAGGTACATTGATGTACCTCTGTTAATTAATAAATTTACTGTTGGTTTTTATCTCTGTTGGTAGTTCTAATATTTTCATTTTAAATACTTTTAAATGTTAAATTTTAATTCCGTAATAAAACCAATCTAAATACTTTTGTATTTCTTTTCGACGTTCGGGAGTTGCGGATTGCTTTTCCTTTTCAAGCTGATCAATAGTTGTCTTTTTTGGATTCATTTTTTACTATCTTGTTTGTATTTTCAATCGTAATTTATTGTTATTTATTTTGCATGTAGGTATTTATAATATTAATAGTCATTTCAAAAGACCAGCTAAAACAAGCATAATATCCTTTTGCTTTAAGCTCGTTAATAGTTTTTTGTTGACCTTGTAAATGTTCATCTTTTAAAAGAGTTCCGTCTTTTTTTAAAGGAGATTTTACTTTTAATTCAATAAACAATGCTTTAAAATCTTTGTTTGGTTCAAAAATTAGTAAATCTGGCGTTTTAAATCCTTTTTTCTGAACATGTGAGTTTCTTACTTGCTGTGGAATAGTTAGTTTAACTGATGCAATTGTATCGCTTAAAAACAATACTTTTGGGTATTGCATAGAAATATATGTACAAACTGCTTTCTGTAATTCAAATTCTGGTTGGTTTTTAAATCTTGGCATAATTATAATATTGTTAGTTTTTCATTTGGCAAAGGACAATCCACGTTAAACCATTCCTTCAAAAATTCTCGTATTTCAAAATAATAATTTTCCTGCTCGATGGTTGTGTTTTCCGTGGTGCTTTTTGGAACTCTTATAATTTCGCTCGTTTCCTGGTTTATTTTTTCGTAGAACAAAAATTTGCTTTTTAAAAATTCGTGTGTTTTTTCAGTGTTCCAAACCTCGCCCCAACTTTCGTTTATTGCGTTTTTTGTGATTGGGATTATTACGGCCCAATAATAACTATTTTGCTCGAGGCTTCTTTTTTTAGAAAGAATTGATAATTTAAAAGTAACTGTTTTACCTTCAAATTGCTTTATTGCATTCAAAATTTCGTTTCGGTTGCGTTTGAAATTGCCATTGTTTACTTCTGTAATTATTTCGATTTCTTTCATTTCTTTACCATTTTATTATAAATTGCAATTGCTTTTTCTTTTTGGTTTTCTGGCAATTTGTGAATGTGATATGTGTAACTATTGCCAAACTTATTGCATCTTTTAGCCTTTGTGGTTTCTAAATTTAAACCGTAATCTAAAACTAAATTAGATACTCTCGTTCTAAAGCCTGCCATGTACGAATGATCGAATAATGATACCTGACCTTGCGATATCAAAGTTAGTAAAACTTCTTGCAAATTGGTCTTAGGATATGCAAATCCTTCAAATAAATTTTCTGTTTTCATAATTAATAATTTAAGTTGTTTTTATTTTACATCCAGTCTGGTGTGCTTTTTGGCAACCAGTCGTTATCGTCAACATAAAATGTTATCGGATCAAAAGGTTGATTTCGGCTATACTCGCATTTTACAATTGTGTTGTTTTCGTCTTTTTCAACAAATACAACCGTTTCCGCTTTTTTTAATATCGATGAACCAATATGCCCAACTGGCTTTGAGGTCCCGAAATTCTTGTGAAGTATGCCAGTGCAATGTAAATTTCCTTTTGAGGTCCATTCTAATAGTTTCTGCGTTAATCCAGTCGCTTGCTCTAAACTATTAAAATCAGTGACCAAATCTACAAATCCATCAATTGACATTAAACCTATTTTATCTTTAAAATCGCTTTCAAACACAATCCAATCAATAAAATCAAATCTTTCTTTTGGCGAATATTTTCGCAAACAAAAAGTTTTATAAAATTCATAGTTTCCGCCAATTAATTCTAAAACCCGTCTTTGCACTCTTTGCGTGTGATAATTACTTTGTTCAGTATCGAACGAAATTACAAATTTATCTTTAGTTTCATGTCCTTTTATTCCAGGATTAAATACCGATGCTGTACCGCCAATATAACCCGCTTCAATCATTGATTTAAAGAAGGTTTTTCTCGATTTTGACGCGCCAACTATGCAAGAAAAGTCTCCGTAACTTCCAAATGGTATCGGGTAGTAATTGCCTTTGTATTGACTTTCGCCAATGCTAATTGCTATCGGTTGCTGTTTTATCTCTTCGCTTGGGTCAATTAATGCTTCTTTGTAAATATCAGCAAAATTAATTAACGGCTGGATATTTATTGTTTTTTCTAGTTCATCAAAGTTTAGCTTTTCCATAATTATTTTTTTTTCGTCACTTTATAAAAAGTAAATACATCTGAATATTTACGCAAATCTGTGACAATATGGTATTCCTCATTTTCAATTTCAAAACAAGTTAAATAACAGTACTGCTTGTTATTGTTTGTAATTCTGCCCATTTTTATAACGCTTGTTACTGCCTTTATAACTGCAATATCGCTTATTTCACTTTGATTGTGTATTATTATTTTGCTCATAATTTCTATTTGTAAAAATCTATATTTTTAATTATTTCGTTGGCAGTATTGTAAAATGATTTTTGAACATTTTCTAAACTCCAACTTTCTCTAAGTTTTTTTTTAAATTCCTTTTCGTTTTCTGCCGTAATATTTTTAGTTTTATTTTGCTCAAAATAATCATTTACAGCCCTCTGGTTTAATTCTTGTTGCAAAAACGTAATATTGTATTCCAACGTATTTTTAAGGTCATCTTTTAACGCTATTAAAGCCGTTTCAATACTTCCGTAATATCTTACATTTTGCGTAATTTGTAAAGATAAAAGTTTTGCGAATAGTTTGTTATCGTTTACAAATTGCTTTTGATAGGCTTCTAGGCTTTCATTAATCGTTTTTAAGGCGTTTATATCTTCTGGATACACATTTGTCTTGTTCCGTTTAAAAACGTTGAATATGCGTCTTAATGCGGTTTGTTCTTGCCAGCTCATATCTGGATATTTTTATGATTCTTTTCTTTTAAAAATTCTCGAATCCAAATACAAACTTCTTGCGTGCAAAGTTTATAAGTTCTGCCATATTTACCAAGTCCACCGCTTCTAATTGCTTGAATTAAATCTTCGTCTTTTAATCTTGGAAATTCAGAAAGTAGATCCTCAACCATTGTATCAATTCCAAAAGGGTTTGTTTGTGTTCTTTCAAAAGAAATTAAAACCGAATTTTTAATAATTAATGCTCGGGTTGTGATTTCTAACTGCTGCTGACATTTGTCTAACTGTTTCATTGTTTTGGTCTTTTATTTGATTATTATTTAAGTTTTTTAATTCAAAAAATCCCGTCCAAGAGTTTGTGATGGATTCGTCTATTATTTTTTTTGCTGTTATTGGGTTTCCTTGCGAAAGTTTTATTAATTTGTCAATTGCCATTTGCTCAAATTTTGCGCCAGCGTAATTTTTTATTTTTTTTGCTTTTCTGTATTCTAACCATAAATCCCAAATTAATTTTAAATTTTCTGGAATTGTTAAAATCTCTTTTGTTTCTTTTTTAAAAGAAATATCATTTACATTATCATTTACATTTACATTAACAGCGAGATTTGCGACAACTTTATCGCTTTGCGATGCTTTGCGAGTTTTTGCGATGCTTTGCGCTTCATCTATAGTTAATTTTTCGGCAACAACTTTATCAAATAGATCTAAATTATACTTTTTTAAATTTCCTAAAATACCCGCTTTACTTCGCTCATCTTTAGTACATTCATAAGTTTTTAAATCCCTTTTTAATTGCTGTTTTACGGGATTAAAAGCTACTTGTATAATTCTATTTGGTGCTTCTGGTTTTTTGTCGTTAACGTAACGAAAAACGTGTTTAATTAGTTGTCCTGCTTCTTCATCTGTTAAATCCTCAAAGTGCTCTAGCTGGTCAGCATATAAAATAAATGATTTTTTATCTTTTGCCATAACTTTATTGTATAAAAAATGCCCTACAGATTGGAGGTAGAGCTCCGCACTGTAAGGCTTTTTAAAAATTTCTTTAATTGAATAAGTTCTCTACCAAATATCCAACTGCAAATATAAGAAATACTTTTTACTTTTCGTGTATGTTTCCGATAATTTTGTCTAAAACTTGTAATTGTGAAAACGGTTTAATTTCAAAATACCATCTACACTCTTTTTCGTTACAATTTACCTCTTTAGGAATAAAACCGATATAAGGCAATATCAAGTCCCCCGAGTAAATTTCAACATCATCGATTGTTAGTTTGCCCGTAAATTGACCTAGTGATTCGGGTATTACTTCGTATGTATTTATTCCAGAAATAATAAAAGATTGAATCTCGTCATCATAATAATGCCCATAAACCCACCCTTTACCGTCAACTCTTAATCCTCTAAATTTTATCGTTGGCATATTTCGTAAATTTTAATAATATTAAATAATTCTCTTCGCTAAAAACTTCATTTCGTGTTTTGCATTTTCGTTTTCTGAATGCAGTGTAAGGCATTCCTATCACTTCTGATGCACGTTTACCTGACATTCCTAATGTAGTGGTCAGGCTGTTTATTTTCTCGTTAGGGGTCATATAATTTCTAGTTTTTAAGGGGTTTTTACACCCCGATTATTTCTATAACTTGATTGCACTTCATGCATTTACCTTTTGGATATAGCGGCTTTTTATAAGTTTTATTATTTCTCCAATCCAAACTGTAGCCTTCTTTAAGCATTAAATAAAATCCACACTCAGCAACAAAAGTTGCTCTTGGGTATGGAATTGTTTTAGGTTGTGGGCTTTCTTTTTTATAATTGCACATAATTTTTATTTTAAGAATAGTAAGCAAATCGCTCCATTTTTCCGTCGTTTTTAACGGCGTATCTTTTTGCAATAACAGTCCATAATGCAACTTCTTTCGTATCTCCTAATCTAACTAATGATTTTTGAGTGTTTATTTCGCTTTCGTTAAGTCCTTTTAACAAGTTGTTAAATTGTGCTTCTGTCGTTTCGTTTGCTTGTTTGTAAATTTCTTGATTTGTCATAATTTATAAGTTTTTGAGTTTGCCGTAATAATCACTTCCTTAACTCTGGTACAAATATAAGGAACAAAAGTGTTCCAAAATGTTAATGCAGTGTTAAAGTTTTAAAACAAAAAAAACCACCAGATCAACGGTGGTTTTAAAATGCATCTTTCTATATGAAAGCACCCAGTACCAAGGCGTAATACATTTGTCAGGCAAATATAAATAAAAAAAAGCCTCTAAACTAATAGAGGCTTCTAACTTTAAAAACAAAAAAAATTTAACTATGAAAAAACAAAGATAGTGAATTATTACATTGTTTCGTCAAAATCTTTTCTAATAATTGTTTCAATCTTTTTGACAATATCATTAAAATAAGTAGTTTTTTGAACGGTCGAAGTATCTGAAATACTGTCTATAAACTCCTCACAAAACTTTACCTGCTGTTTCATCTGATTAGACGTTGGTTTTAACTGGTCATAAATCTCTAATTCAATCATTTTAATGCAGACCAATTGATGCATTAGTTGGTGTTTTTTCTTTGGATTCATAATTCCTTTAGTTTTAAAAATTCATCGAAGGTTACGGTTACCTTTGTTTTTGAAAAAACACGAACATAAAATTCGTTATCGCTTTCGAACTTTGTAAAATAACATTCCAAATCACTTTTAACCAATGATCTTGGATTTTTCCAAACTGGCAATCCTTCTGCTAGTTCTTGAATTTCTTGAATTGTAAGATCTTTGACATTGACCTGTGTGTTGTTTATTGTATTCATAATTTTGTTTAATTTTGAGTTTATAACGATAAATTCGTCTATTATTTTAAATTTTATGTTTTTTAAATGATGTTTTTTTATGATAAAATCTTTGTATTCTTTAAAACTATTGTACCCTTTAATCTGATTTTTTGTCTGCTTCATATTCCTTTAAATACAAATCAATTAATACTTTCGTACTTTGCAAATCCGCTTCAAACTGCCCCTTTTTGCGACATCGCATAATGCGTTTGATTAAATCAAATTCATAACTATTTAGCTTTTGATCCTCGCAAAATTTGTAAAGCGATCCTTTGCTATTGTCGTAGTGTGCGGGGGTGTTTGTTGAAATCTTAAAGTCTGTTGTGTTATTACCCACCTCTTGATCGTATTTTCCTTCTGAATACAACTCTCCCTTAGTGTTTAAAAAGTAGTTTCTCCCTACCTTAAACCTTCCAAGCCAACCTTTTGCATTTACACAGTCAGACCAATTTCCTTTTATAATTTCCATTTTTTTAAGTTTTTAAATTAACCCGCTAAATAAATAGCGGGCTTGATTAGTTTTAGAAAGGTAAATCGTCTGCCAAATCTGATTCCGCTTGTGATACTTGGTCTTTTCTTGGCGGTGCTACTATATTTCCGTCAGTCCAAATTACTTGACCATTTGCCACGTATGTACGCTTTTCTTTGGCATCACGTTGCTCTTTGGTTTGGGCTAAATACATTGATACATTTTGCCCGTAATCGTTTGCCTCGTCTGAAATTGAAATTGTATACTGCTTGTACTTCCCATCTTTGCCTTTAATTCCTAAATTGATAAGTGCGCTCATAAGATTCTATTTATTGGTTAACTTTAATTTTAATTCGTTTTTTAGTGGCTCAGTTCTTTTTTGCTCGTAAGCGTTTAAAGCCTTCCAGGTGTTACCTAATGATTCTAAATCTTTAGAGTTAAGCAAATCCTTTTCGTTTTGCTTTTGCTCTGCATTTAACGCCTTTGGTGGTTCAACTGCCTTTTGTCCATCGTCGTCCGCACTTCCAACGGAAACAAAACTTTGCAATCCGTAACGTCTAGCATAACTTATTCCTGATCCCTGACTTTGTGCATCGTTTATTTTAGAAAATATAATCTCGGTCAAAGATTCTATTTGTTCGCCTGATTCGTGCATTAAAATCGTTTTAACATAGTTTTTCCCATCAACCGTTGTTGTGGGTTGTAAAACCACAATGCCGTTGTTATTAAATGCAGGAAGTACAGCCTCTAAAACACTATTCAAAGAAGCATATGAGTTTTTGTAAAATGGGTTTGTAGATTGTTTTTTTGGAGTTGTCATTTCTAACTGTGCCTTCACTAATGCTGTTGCTAAATTTTTCATAATACTAAAATTTAATTGTTATTGAGTCTTTGCGTGGAGTTGTAGAAACTTTTGGTACTTGATTCCCATAAGCATCAAACACTTCTTGCTTTTGTGCTAATTTTAGTTGCTCGGTGCGTGCGTCTAAGTCTGATTTAATCGTTCGGTAAATTTCATCGTCTGAATAATTTACCGTGTTTCCTCCATTTGTAGGCGTAAAAGTAACTCCCATTAATTCAGTTTTTTCAGTTGGCAAATGATTCCGCAATTTAGCAACCGCACTACTTACTACTTCTTGCAATCTTACTAAACTACAAGTCAATTCTAAAACCCCAACTTGTCCGTTATCTAATACGTTTTGCACTAAATTTTCTCCAGTTTTTACCGCTTCTTTTTTGGTAAAAGTACTATCATACAATGTAGCCATTTCTTCAGCTCGCATTTCAAAAAATTGTAATTTGCTCATAATTATTTGTTTTTATAATTTTCAAAAAAGTTATCTAAAATCTGTATTTCATTCGGACTTAATTCAGCGTATGGCTTGCCGTTC